CTTAGATCCTCCGAAACCCGCATTCTAGAGCCATCATGGCAAAAAGGACGCTAGAGTAGCTTAGCAGCCAGACATAAAAAAAGCCGCAAAAGCGGCCATTTATTGCAAAGCAAGTATTATGCCAAGAAATACTTTTCTAGCTTTTTATTATTCAAAGCTGTTATATGGTCCTTTTTCACGAAACCCTTCTCTATTAATATCTCCAGCGATGTTAACACATCCTCCTTTTTAGCCGGCCTACATCGGTTCGCAATAACGCCGATAGACTCGCCCAAGCCGTCATGGTCCAGGATATTCAATATTTTACGGTGCAACGCTTCATCGTGCCGCCGATCATCTGCTGCCATGTTGCCCGCTGCCAGATTAACCTTGGCTTGAATGTCCGCCTTGACGAACGCATAAGCCCACCGAACGTGCTCTACCGATCTAAAGCCATCATCTATTGCCAACACCAAGCTGACTTTCAAAACAAGCTCAAACGCCCGCCGTGGTATTGCTTCCAATGTCGCCTCTTTAGACTTCTCAGCCATCGCGTGGAACTCGTCTTCTATAGTGTCGAGCAGATCCAGTGCCGCTGGTTCTGTCGGTATCTCTACCCTGTCGGATAGATGCTCAACCCGTTGCTTTCCAGTTGCCGCAACCGAGCCACCATTATATATTGATGCCAGCGTCATGTTCATTGTCATATCCATTGGCAGAGTCTTGAACCTTTTTTTGGCTTTCGGGTTGGTCTCTTTCTCTTGGATTATCAAAGACCGCCCGAAAAACCCGTTTGCGCTCTGCTCATAGTCCACTAGACCGTTAAACGTCACTGGCGTTGTGTACCCTATTAATGAAAGAAAAGGACGCTCTAAACCGCTGTCAAGAGTCGATAGCTGCCGCTCAATGGATGCAATATCAGACTCAACATCGGCCCCATCTGCCTGGCGTTTCTTTAGCTGCCCCAGCTCTTTAGCGAGCTGCATCTTTATCTCTTTGCGAACATCGCCACCAAGTGGCATAAAGCTATTCGCTTTTGAGTATGCCGACATTAATGCGCCAATCACTCCCTCCAAGTATGCCGCACCGCCACGCTTTCGAGCATTGTCGATCTTTTGCAATACTAGGCCCATCTCGTCGATGATATAACACGCCGCTTGGTGGTCAATTAGGTTCCGAATAATCTCCTGCTCAGACTTAATAGCGCCGTGGGTTGCGGGTGCAATGCCTGCGGCTTTGTGAATTTCGGCTTGTGCCTGTTGTATTGCTTCTTTGCCAGTTGCCGACCCTGCCACGCAAAAGATGAACTGGTTAGTAGTAACGCCATATACTTTATCTTCATAGCGCAGCCCGGAGATGTTACCCATTGCCGATAACGCCGCCGCTACTGCTAGACGTTCGCGTGGAAACCGGCACTGCCCGTTAATCCATTCAACCAGCTTGCCCACAAAACCTGGCGGGCGCAGTAGATCAATATTATCGTCGCTTAATGGCTCGTCGTACACTAACTCGGTCTCGAAAGTCACGGTTGATTGATAGCCTCCCTGCTCCGCAAAATGAACCAGGGTTCCAACTGTAACGAGTGACGCGGATTTTCCGAACGAATGCCAATGCTGACCGATCTTTTCGCTGCCAGCGTAATCTTCGCCTGTTGTGCTCCAAGTATCCCAGATCGCGCAGCCTGTGCCCGTGGTTGCATGGTGTAGCGCCATACCAATTTTAATCCACTGTTCATAGCTGCAATTCGCGTCGATACATTGAAGCATCGCGCCCAAATCATCGGCTGAAAGATCCACTTGCTGCCCGCGAAACTCTGCGCGTATATGCTCGGGTTTTTCCAGCAGTGCTAATAGCTCGGCGGGTGCTTCTCCGATGTCATCCGGATGGCCTTTTTCCGCTTCGTATAAAGAGCCGCTCTTGTGCAACGATCCGCACCCGACAACGTAGCCAGATGATTTAAAGTCGATGCCCTCATAGTCAACATGGTGCCCAGCTAGTGCCAAGGCTAACGGCTTTTTAAAATAAATATGCCAACCACCGCCACCCGTTGCAACGACAAACCCGGATAGTGCTTTAAAGTCCAGATCCAGATCCTTGCAGAGCTTCGCATATGCTTCGCTGCCGCCGTTGCGCGGGTCTATGTCTATAACGATATGCTCGTCAACTAGAACGCCGAACCCGGTGTTAAACTGGCCCATCATTTCCATTGTGTCGAGCTGCTCGTCTGACCAATTTGGCGTATGCTGCCAAGCCGATGTTCTAGGATGTTTTAAAATGGCTTTGCAGTGCGGGTTGCCGCATTCGCAGTTTCCTTTAGCGTCCACGCCGTGAAGGCCGAAGATCCTGAATCCTGCGTCGAGATAATCAAACTGATTCATCAGCCTGCTCCTCCAGCCACTCTATAATCTTCTGAACGACTGGAAACGAAACCCGCTGCCCGCCATTGGCCAGGTTATAGACAGTGGAGTAGCTTATACCGGTTGCCCTAGCCACGTATTTGAGATTAAGCGGCTTCAGCCGCTGTTGTAACTGTTTAAGTGTCATTTCGTATCATCCTGTCTTATATAGTTCGTGTGTGTGAAATTCATTATATATAGAAAGAAACTTGTTGCAAGTACAAAATTCATGCCGTACTATTCGGTTTCAATTAGGAAAGAGAGAAACAAACTATGTCAATATTAGAGCAAGCAACGAAACCAGCAGACCGGATGCCGATAGTCACTATCTGCGGCGACTCAGGGCTTGGTAAAACGTCCCTGGCGGCGACATTCCCAAACCCTATAGTGATACGCGCAGAAGATGGCTTGCAGGGTGTACCGGCTGCTATACGTCCCGACGCGCTGCCCGTGGTAACCTCGCTGGAACAGCTAATCGAACAGATGACCGCACTATATAAAGAAGAACACAAATACAAAACGATCATAATCGACAGCGTAACAGCGCTCGAACGCATCTTTATGCAGAACGTTATCGACAGCGACCCCAAGAAGCCCAAATCAATTAACCAAGCTTTAGGCGGATATGGAGCCGGTCTTGGCGCAGTAGCCACGCTGCACCACCGGGTTGGCAAATTGATGTCAAAAATCAATGCCGATAAAAACATCGCAATCGTATACATCGCCCACGCCGACACCGAAACAATCGAACTGCCAGATATGGACCCGTACACTCGATACAATCTGCGGCTTGGCAAGCGCTCAGTAGCACCTTACGTCGATGACGTGGACATAGTTGGGTTTCTAAAGCTGCAAACGTACACAAGCGGCGACGGCGACAAGAAAAAGGCCACGTCAGACGGCTCTAGGTTGCTAGTAACCTATGCCACCGCGTCTAATGTAAGCAAGAACCGATATGGTATCACCGAAAATATATTTGTACCGAAAAACGAAAACCCATTAGCACAATACATCCCGGCTTTAGCCACTTATAACAAAGAAGGTAAATAATTATGTCATTTTTCGATCTTTCAGACGGTAAAACAGCAGCAGCATCCACCTCATTTGACAGCAATGTTCAGATTAAGCCAATTCCCGCCAATACTCAGGTAGTCGCGGCAATTGATGAAATCAAATGGGACGAATATCAAGGTGACTCGTTTGTTTCGGCACGATGGGTAGTCCTTGACGGCGAACATAAGGGCCGCAAAATCTTTCATAAGATCCGCGTTAAAGAGCAGGATAAAACCAAACGCGATCGTGCTTTAAAGATGTTAGCTGCTATCGATGCAAACGCCGGCGGTGATCTAATGCGCAACGGCACTGAACCCGGTGATAGCCAGCTCAGCTCTGCGCTATCTAATAAGCCTATGGCCATTAAACTGGGCCTTTGGGAAATTGACGATAAAAGCGGTAACTGGGTTATGGCAGTATCGCCGGTAAACTCCGCACCCGCTGCGCCAGTAGCAGCCGACGACATACCATTCTGATAACACTGGCCCTCCGGGGCCTTTTTTTTCGAGGTAAAAACAATGGAACAGCTATCACAAGAATGGTTTGACGCGCGCAAAGGCCGGGTCACTGGCTCACAGATTGGCGCAATACTTGGCGTTAATCCTTGGTCTAGCACCAAAGACGCAATGCGCTCAATACTCGGTCAGTCAACGTTTACTGGCAACGTTGCCACGGAATACGGAAGCCGCAACGAAGAAAACGCGGTATTCGATTTTGAGCTTGAAACAGGAATCACTATTAAAGAGTGCGGGTTTATAGTCCACCCGGAATACAGTTGGCTCGGCGCGTCACCTGATGGTTTGATTGGAGCGGATGCCATTGCCGAGATTAAATGCCCGTTTGGTTTGCGTGAAAAGCCCGACCCGGAATTTAAAAGCTTGGCGCACATGCCCCACTATTAT